CTACCCGATTTCTTACACTCTATTTTTTATCTAGGTGGTTTCGGTCTATCCACCATAACAAGTATCGTTTTCCAGTAAATCCCAACCCAACTGCGTAAGAATTTCTTTACCTACATTGTTCGATGTTTATTCTAGTCTCACTACCATATGCCACGTCTTAATTGACTTTAACAACTAGAACATCTTTTCTGAGTCTCACAACAACCAACCAACTACGACTCTTCTCTACTTGTGAATTCTGGCGGTCTCTAGGGGAATTGAACCCCTACTACGTCATCGACAGTGACATGTTCTACCATTAAACTAAGAGACCATTTGTATTTATAAGAAAACCCACTGCCTCGGAAAGTTGCGAACTTTCAATATCTACGAGCAGTGGGGTGAGTGTCTATCGACTTTTGACTTTACGCCGTTAACTTATTCCGAATTTAACCTCTCTTTCTCATTCTTAATACAAGTATTATACATGGTCGAACAAGAAATGTCAACACTTATTTTCAAAATAATATAAAAAAAGGGAGAACCGAAGTTCTCCCCTTTTTGGTCTTTGACCTAAACAGATTATGTTAAAATGTTAGTCACTTTAAATATTCTGTAGTAGAAGTTAGTTTTCACTGAAGCAAGACCGTTAGCAGGTGTATTACCTACAAATGGGTTTGACGCCATTCCGTATCTTGTTTTGAAACCAATTCTAGGTTGGAAAGTTTCTTCCCCAACTGCTTTAACCATTTGTAAAGGTACATATGGGCAGTAGAAAACACCAGCGTCATAAGGGTTAGTACCTTTATAACCTACTGTACAGTAGTCAGTGTTTGCGTAAGGGTCGATGTATACTTTAATTCTTCCGTTAAGAAGACCAGCAAAAGTATTACCAGTATCGTCAACATTTAAGTTGTTAGATATGCCTGGAGAGTAATCCAAAGTACCAGCAGCTGCAAGTGCAGTTGCAACGTCAGAAGAACAGATTAGGATATTACCTTTTCCTCTTCTTGAGTCTTTAGCGATTTGATTACATTCTCTGTCAATCTGTACACCTAAACCTTTGAACTTCTCAGCACTCCAACGTCCGTCTGCATCAGATGACATGTTAAACACACCATTTACAGTCACGTTAGCTTGTTGAGCACCGTCTTTCGCTTGAGAGTTAATAGTTCTAATAACTTCTCTGTTGATTTCCGCAAGGATTTCAGTAGAAAGGATATTAGCTAATTCAGTCTCAGCATCTAAACCGTGAATTGCTTTAAGGTCTTGAGCAAGTTCTAGTGAGTACTCTGCTTTAAGAGCTCTTGAAACTGCAGTCACAGTTGATTTCTCAATTGTGAAACCCATTTCATTGAAAGTACTACCAGTAGTTGCACCTAACTCTTCTGCGTCAACAGTTGGCATACCAGTTGCGGCTAAAGAAGTTAATCTGTCACCGTCTGAGTCGATACCGTTATAACCTGAGACGTTGTCTGAGTCATGAGTACCAGAAGAGTCACCAGAAAATCTAGTTTCTGCTTCGTTAAATAATGCTTCTCTGTTAGAAGTTGAACCACCTTGATATCTTGCTTTCATCGCAAAGATTAATCCAGTTGGGCCGTTCATTGGTTGCACACCACATACATCGTATGCAATCAAGTTAGGCATAGCTCTTCTAACTAAAGAAATTAACACTGGGTCGAAATTTGATACACTCGCAACATTGTTAGCAGGAGCGGCTTCAAATAACATACCTTGTGCGTTTTGTTCTGAGATTGCTTTCTCTTGGTTTTCCAAAAGAGCTGCAGTCACGGAACGTCTGTGATTGTCTTTAATTTCACCAGCAGACTCTTCGTCTAATACTGGTGACCATTTTTCAATCAGTGAAGAATAATTTGGTTGTTCCATTTTATTTTCCCTATGTTATGCATCAAAGATTAATTCTTTGGTGCGGTTTTCTTTAATGTAGAGACGTATCGTTCCATGTTAGGAGAAGTTTCCATGACTTCGTCATGTCCGTCTTCTTCAATCATAGTACTTTCGTCACTACTACCAGTTTCTTGTGAGAAGTGAGCTTCTTTAATAGTGTCAACTTTTTCTTTGAATTTTTCTTCGTTTTCAAAGTCTAAGTCATTTACTAAAGATTTTAACTTCTCGACTTGAGTGTCCGCTAGGTCTGACGCAGACTCGTTGATTATGCGGTCTTTTGTCATTTCTTCGATTTCACCCGATTGGTCGATAACTTTCTGAGTAGTTTCGTTAAGTTTAGTTTCTAACTCTTCTACTTGTTCAGCAAGTTCATCAACTAGGTCTACTTTGGACTCAGGGACTTGAATGTAAGACTCAGTAAATAAGTCTTTCAATTTGTCCATGAAACCTTCAGCGATTTCAGTTCTTAAACCGTTCTCGATTGCGATTTCATTTTCCTTAATCCAGTTTTCAACTACATAGTTAAGGTAGCTGTCTACTTTCTCAACCAATTCAGATTTAGTAGAAGATACTTCTTCTGCTAATTCTTCTTTGTATTGAGACTCTAATCTATCAATTTCATCTGATAGTTTAGATTTGACTGCGGCTTCAAAGATAACTGCAGTCTTTTCTTTGAACTCTTCGGAAAGAGTTGCTTCGTTATTGACAAGAGTGTCAAGTTCTGCTTTTGCAGTATCAACTGCATCTACTTTCTCTACTGACTCTTCTGGCTCATACGACTCTTTTTTCATTTCAGGTTCTTCTTCACCATTCATGATTTTCATCGCTTGTAAATATGCTTTTAGAACTTCGTCTTTATTATGGTCTGAACCATACTTCATAGTAGCATTTACCATTGCATTAATCATACCAGCTTTAGTTTTTGGTGCGATTGATGCTTGATTTTTCTTTGAGTTATCTGGAGAGTCCGAGGCTGCCTTATCGACACTTGCAATTGCTTCAGGTTCGGACACTGGACTTTCGTCCTTTGCATTCCCCTTAGGCTTTGGCTCTTGTGCTTCTTCGAGAGTTTCTTCCACGATGTCGTTAATTACTTCATCAGTAGAAGACTCGTCATTTCTAATTTCGTCTGACATATCGTCTCCTAAATTACATTCTAGATTTAATTAACGAGAGGAAATTTTTAAACTCTCTTACCGAAGTCTCATAAGCAAACTTCTTTGGAGCAGTTTTAATTTCTGTCTCTATTTCTTCAACTTCTTGCGGAGTTAAAATGCCGTTATTCCAGACCCAATCTACACCTTCCATTATACCATTAACAAATGCTGACGGTGCGGAAGGGTCTTGTACGATATCAACCGTACTAAGAATAAAGTCTTTACCGACTTCCATTGCGTCATTTTTTTTCGCAAGACTACCCATACCACGAGTTGACACTCCTAGTTGAACTCCACCGTCAAGTAGACCTTTTACAATCTTACCATTCGGGGTATCAAGTATTCGTGCCTTTCCTACTATATCATCTCCCTTAAATTTAAGTTCGGTGATTAAGTGTGAAACCTTATCTAAGTTCACAGTTGGCCCTTCTGGGTGGTTTAACTCTCCAACTGACCTCTTAGTTTGAATTTGTTCTTTGTCGTACTTATCAACGGCTTGTTCCATTGTATCTCTTGGATATATACGACCATTTCTGTTCTTCTTATTTGTTTGTGCAAAGATACCTTGAATGGTGTAATCCTTTTCACCATTCTCTTTTTTCTCAACTAAACATTCTAAATTACTTTGATTATATTCTGTTATTAATTTCATGTTAGTGCTTTAATAGTTTCCTTTGCAGCTAATTCTGCATCTTTCTGACTTCTAAACGCATCGAGTCTGTCGCCATCTACAAATGCGACAAAAGGCAATCTACCAGTCTCCTTGTAGATTTCCACATCAATACGGTTAATCTTCTTCTTGAAGACTACCTTTCCTTTGGAAGTTGCCTCCCTTATTTGAAGAAAACTTTTCATATCTTTTTTATATAACTATTATTTATACAAAAGAAGATTTTGATACTAGTTTTCTTCCATACTATCAGTCATTTCGTCTGAAATCGGGTCTCCAGCGTCTTCTATTTCGGTCTCAGATGCATCTATACCATTGTATACAGAGTTTGCAATCTCAACCTTCT